TATTAGTAGTTATGATATTAAAATGAAAAAGAATGAAGCAAGACTGTTATCTTATGAATTATTATTTACTAAAGAAGGACAGCTTGTAACCCAAAGAACAAGTACAGATATTACAAAGTTAAAGAAATATTTTACGAAAGAAGAATATAAAACTTTAGAAGCTACAGTAAAGAGTGCTACTAATTTTTTAAATGAAGTTCATAATAGAATAGAAGCTGAATTAAACGCTAGGAAGGTGTAAAAACTTTTAAAGACTTAGACTTTCCTTTTACATTTATTTCTTTTAGAAGTGTAGTAGGAACTGTTGAATGCTTAGCAGTAAGTTCGCTGATGAGAAGATTGACACCTACATCTTTTGTAGCTGATTCTAATCTAGCTCCAGTATTTACTGCGTCTCCGATGGCTGTGTAATCGAAACGTGTATCGCTTCCCATGTTACCTACGATTGCATAGCCTGTTGAGATTCCAACACCTATCTCTACCCCTAAATCCGCATCCTTTATCTTTTCAAGCATCCGTTGTCCTGCTAAGATAGCTCTGTTCTCATGGTCTGTTAAGTCTATTGGAGCATTAAAGATAGCCATCATAGCATCTCCAATGTATTTATCTACCATACCTCCTAGCTCTTGAACTATAGAAGACTGTATAGTCAATGCCTTGTTCATAATCTCTGTTACTTCTTCAGGCTCTACTCTTTCTGATAAGGCTGTAAAGCCTCTGACATCTGTAAATAAGAAGGTACAGTATCTCTTTTCACCACCTAATCTAAGTAGAGAAGGATCATCTTGTAGTTGTTTGACTTGTCTTGGGTCTAGATAATGCTCAAATTGTTTCTTAATCTGTTGCCTTAACTTGAATTGTATTCTAAAGTTTAGCCAGAATTGTTGTGTAGCTATAAGGACCATAGCTATCATACTCCAAGTCACATCTATAAGTAAATTAGACTGTATCGTGTAAGCTCCTCCAAAGCCTGTTAAGACTATTAAACCTAAAGCTGATGCCATCCCTGTAGTTATACCGAGAAAGTTGATTACAAGGGCAACCAGAAGCCCTGAGATAGCAAATACAGCTAACTCTACAATCAATCTGTAATCTGGTATTTTTGGGCTATCCATTAGTATACTTTCAGCTAACGATGCCTGTATTTTATGGGGTTCTAATAGTCCTACTGGAGTAGATAATTGTGGCATAACACCTTTAGCTGTGACACCTACGAAGACAAAGGTATCCTGTACATTCATTTCCTGTAGTGTTGTATGAGGTGTATCAACCCAACTAATCCATTTTCTTCCTAGACTGTCTGTTGAAATGGGAGGTAGCCCTTTTACTCTGATTTGCTCTATACCATTTATGTTTGTTCTTATTTGATATGTCTGACCACCCCCTAAGATTTTTAATACTTGTGTACCAAATGAGGCTACCCACCCACCCTCGGTTTGTTGTAGTAATGGAATCTGACGCACCAATCCATCAACATCTATAGGAGCTGTTAATACTCCTTGAGTAGCAGAGTCTTTTAATACTGGTGTGTTTTCTAGGAAACCTTTTGCTTTTGGTAGGTCTACATCTTCACCTACTATAACTGTACCATGTGTCTCAGGGTAGATACCATTGTCTACCTCTGGCATACCTATAACACTTGGAAGACTTTGAAGTGCTATACTGAACTCTTCATCTCCTCCAAACCTATCAGGTTCTGGAAAGAGCATTACCCAACCAACAC